ATTGAGAAACTTAAAGAGTTAGATAGAGTACTTAAAAATGCATTTAGTCTTACTCAAAGAAAGAGATCATATACATCTGATTATGGTTATGGAAATGTACGTGAAGTGTTACTTGGTGAGCAAGATAAATTAGTTCGTGGGCCTAATTGGGATAAGTTTTATCTTGAGAATATTGTTAAGTGGTGGAAGAAGAAAGCAGGTAAGAGATATGAGAAGATGAAGAAAGAAGATAGGTTTAGAACTGAGGTTGAACTTTGGACAGAAGATACTGATATTCAAATAATAAGATGATTGAGAAATGGATTATTCTTTCCATACTTTATCTGGAATACTTTGTACAAAAGTTTCTATGTGGGATATACTATACTTGGTTAAAATTTGATTACTGGAACTTCAATAGGAAATTACCAAAATGACTGAACTTAAAGATTGGTTGAATTCTATCAACTTTACAAAGGAAGATCTATCAGAAGACATAAAGGATTATTCTCCTTATGTTATTAATCGTTGTTTGTCAGGTAATCTTGATTGTATTATGTTTGTCAATGAAATGAATAGGTATCATAATCTCGATAAGGATATGCAATATAATTTTTATCTAAATACTTTGAGGAAAAGGAAGAGATTTTCTCCCTGGCTCCGAAAGGATAAAGTCACGGATCTCGAAATCATCAAACAATACTATGGTTATAGTAACGAAAAGGCAGAAAATGCTTTGAAAATACTAACCCCCGCACAGATTAAATTTATTAAACAACGACTTGATACTGGAGGAATGAGATGACGACTGCGATGGTTGAACCTACTGTAGAGTGGGCCCAAGATAAGATGCTCGAAGTGGTCTTAAAGCAACCTGATGATTTTCTTAAGGTGCGTGAGACTTTAACTCGGATAGGAGTTGCTTCAAGAAAGGAAAAGAAACTCTATCAGTCCTGCCACATTCTTCATAAGCAGGGAAGATATTTTATTGTTCACTTCAAGGAACTCTTTGCACTTGATGGGAAACATGCTAATCTTACAGTTAATGATGTTCAGCGTAGAAATCGTATTTCTAAACTTCTTGCTGATTGGGGACTTGTAGACATTGTAAATGAGGAGAGTGCATCTGATATAGCACCTCTTAATCAGATAAAAGTGTTGAGTTTTAAAGATAAGGGTGACTGGATACTAGAACAGAAGTATAATATAGGAAAGAAGGGGAAGACCCAAGAAACAGAGTGAAAAAATTTATTTTTGATGTTGACGGCACTCTAACTCCTAGCAGGAAACAAATAGATCATTCATTTTGGTCTTTCTTTTTAAAATTTTGCTGTAGTAATGATGTTTACCTTGTTACTGGAAGTGATAGAGAGAAAACTGTAGAACAATTAGGACTCGACATTTGTTATCGTGCAAAGAGAGTTTATAATTGTTCTGGTAGTGATGTGTATGAAAGGGATGTGAATGTCTATAGAGATGATTGGGAGTTGCCAAGAGACGTTGAGAGATTTTTAATGGATGAATTAGATTTTAGTCAGTTTCCTATTCGTAATGGATTACATATTGAAAAAAGACCTGGTGGAGTTAACTTTAGTATTTTAGGAAGAGGTAAAGATCCATCTGTAGGAAGAAAGGAGTATATGAAATGGGATAAGGAAAGAATGGAAAGAGAGGATATTGCTGATAGAATTAAGAATGCATTTCCAGGGTTAACTGTAGCATTGGGTGGTCAGACAGGTCTTGATATTGGGCCTTATGGTAGTGATAAGAGTCAGATATTGAGAGACTTTAGTAAAGATGATGAGTTACATTTCTTTGGGGATAGAATGGAGAAAGGTGGTAATGACCATTCATTAGGGGAAGCAATAAAAAATATGGGCGGTTATCCGCATCCTGTTAATAATTGGGAAGATACCCGAACCATATTAGAGGGTATTCAACACTGACCTTTTTAGGTATCTGTGATTAAATAATAGTGTCGCCGAAAGGGACATCACAACTAAAACTCGCTTTTAAAGGAGGCTATTATGACTAACCTAGCACGGTTTCACGCTGCCAATCTTCCTGAATTAATGGATAGGATTCAGAGAAATAGTATTGGTCTAGATGACTACCTAAATCGTTTCTTTAATGAAACATCAACACAAAATTATCCACCTTACAATATAGTTCAGGTAAACAATGTAGAATCAAGACTTGAGGTTGCTCTTGCTGGATTCAAAAAGAAAGAAGTTAAGGTTTACACTGAGTTTGGTAAACTAATTGTTGAGGGGAAGAAGGAAGAGAAAGAAGATAAAGAATTTGCTTTTAAAGGACTTGCTCAAAGATCTTTTGAAAGATCATGGGGTATCTCTGATGATACAGAAGTTCAGAAGGTTGAATTTGAGGATGGATTACTTACTGTTACAGTAGGTAAGATTGTTCCTGATCATCATGCCAGAAAAGATTGGTTATAATCCAATTCTATGCTATAATATGTGAGTCAAGGCATCGCTACCTTTGACTGCTCTGGGTTAATCTTTTGAGGTTTCTATACCAGGGGCGAAGAAACCTCACTATTATTATCATAGAATATGGATTATAAAACTTCTGGTGTTGATATTGAAGCTGGCAATGCTTTTGTTGAACAACTAAAAAAACAAGCACCTACCATTGGTGGTTTTGGTGGTATGTTTAAGGTTCCTCGTGGATATGAGGAACCTATTTTAGTATCTGGTACTGATGGTGTAGGAACTAAAATAAACATAGCAAGAGTTGCTAATGACTATACTACTATTGGTATAGATCTTGTTGCTATGTGTGTTAATGATATAATCACTTGTGGTGCTAAACCATTATACTTTTTAGATTATGTTTCTACTCAGAAGATAGATGATAATGTTGCTGACATTATGGTTGGTATCCTCAAGGGATGTGAACTAGCAGGTGTAGAACTTATAGGTGGAGAAACAGCAGAACATTTTAGACAGAGAGAATATGATCTTGCTGGTTTCTGTACTGGTATTGCTGAAAAATCTGAATTAATAGATGGTAGTTTAATTCGTGAGAGTGATGTGATTATTGGTATAGAAAGCAGTGGATTGCATAGTAATGGGTATACTTTGATTAATGATATGTTATGGAGGCATAAGATTTATTATAAGGAAACTCCAGAGTTACTTACTCCTACAACCATCTATGCACCAATAGTAAATAGGTTATTGAAAGATTTTCCTATTCTTGGTATGGCACATATAACTGGTGGCGGTATACCAGGAAATCTTCCACGTTGTATTCCTGATGGATTAACTGCACATGTTGATTATAACTCTTGGAAAATGCCAGAAATCTTTAGTAAGATTATGCTTGCTGGTGAGATACCAGAAGAAGAGATGAAGAGGGTGTTTAATCTTGGTATTGGATATTGTTTAGTGGTTCCTGCTAATGTAGCAGAAGATGTTCAATCAAAAATTGGCTTGCGGTCTTGGATCATTGGTGATATAATTAGTACGGAGCGTTCATGAATTATGAGCATTAAAATATTGCTTTTAAAATCTGGAGAAGATCTTATTGCTGATGTGCAAGAGATGGTTTCTCAAGATGAAAATGTTATAGGTTATTTACTTACTAAACCATGTGTGGTTAAATTAAGAGCTAAAACTCCTAATGTAACTCCCGAAACTGAAATTGTTGAGGAAAAACATGAGACCACTATAAAAATGTATCCGTGGATGCCTTTAGCTAAAGAACAAATTATTCCTCTTTCTACAGATTGGGTAGTTACTATGGTTACTCCTCAAGATAAGATAGAAGAAATGTATACACAAGATGTCCTAAAGAATTTTAAAAACAATGATCAAACTGATAGTTCTGACGAACAACCACAAGTTGGTCTCACAGATTGATGAGGTTACCTCTGAATTAGGAGAACCTGATTGTAAATTAACTGAACCATTTTTACTACAAGAAGATGGTACATTAACTCCTTGGTTGGTTGAGGTTACCAATGAGAATGTTTTTATGATAACATCAGATAAGATTCTTACACTTACAGAACCTAAACCCACCTTACTTGAAAAATATCAAGATTTACTTAAGTGAAATTCTACACTAATGTCCAACTAATCGGGAATCAGTTTTTGGTTCGTGGGGTTGATAATGGAAAAAGATATGAGCATAGGGATGAATTTTTCCCTACCTTATTTGTTAAGTCTAGAAAGAGTACTAAATATAAAACGTTGAATGGTGAAGCAGTTGAAGCAATTAATCCAGGAACGGTACGGGATTGTCGTGACTTCTATAAGAAGTACGAAGATGTCGAGGGTTTTGAGATCTACGGGAATGACCGCTATATTTACCAATACATATCAGAGAAATACCCAGAGGATGAAATCAAGTTTGACATATCTAAAATTAAGCTTGTTACTTTGGATATTGAAGTTGCGTCTGAGCAAGGTTTCCCAGATGTGGAGTCGTGCTCAGAAGAGATTCTGGCAATCACAATACAAGACTATACAACTAAGCAGATCGTTACTTGGGGAAGTAAACCCTTTGAGAATAATAGGAAAGATGTAACATATTATCATTGTTCTACAGAACATGCTCTGTTAAGTCATTTTATTAATTATTGGATGCAGGATGTTCCAGATGTTATTACTGGATGGAACATACAGTTATACGATATTCCATATATTTGTAAGCGTCTTAATAGAGTATTGGGTGAGAAGTTGATGAAGAGATTTTCACCTTGGGGACTTGTCTCTGAAGGTGAGATTCATCTTATGGGAAGGAGGCATACAACATTTGATGTTGGTGGTGTAACTCAGTTAGATTATATTGATCTTTATAAGAAGTTTACTTATAAGGCACAAGAATCATATCGATTAGATTATATTGCAAGTGTAGAACTTGGTCAGAAGAAGTTAGATCACAGTGAGTTTGATACTTTTAAGGATTTCTACACAGATGGTTGGCAAAAATTTATTGAGTATAATATAATTGACGTTGAACTTGTTGACCGTTTGGAAGACAAGATGAAACTGATTGAGTTGGCATTGACTATGGCATATGATGCTAAGGTTAATTACAACGATGTATTCTATCAGGTGCGGATGTGGGATACGATAATTTAT